ACAGTGTCTAACAGCATGTTTAGTGTAAAGTATCAGATGTTCTTGAATGATATGTACTATTATGGTTCCACTGAACTATTGACATATTCAATGACAAAGAGATATTTGGAGGACATGGATTTTCTTCTAAACACTCAGAAGCAAATAAGATTCAATCAGAGACAAAATAGATTATATCTTGATGTTGATTGGGGAAGTGTCACAAAAGATAACTACCTAATCATTGACTGCTACAGATTACTAAATCCAAATGATTTTACAAAAGTTTGGAATGACTCTTTCTTGAAGAGATATGTTACTCAATTGATTAAACGTCAATGGGGACAAAACCTTATGAAGTTCCAGGGAGTAAAACTTCCAGGTGGAGTTGAACTTAATGGTAGACAAATCTACGATGACGCACAAAAAGAACTTGATGTAATCAGGGAAGTAATGTCCAACACTTACGAACTTCCTCCTCTGGATATGATCGGTTAAAATTATGCTTAATCCATATTTTCAACAAGGATCAAGGTCTGAGCAAAATTTGGTTCAAGATCTAATCAACGAACAGTTGAGGATGTATGGTGTCGAAATACACTATCTCCCAAGGAAGTATTTGTCTGAAAATACTATTATTAGAGAGGTAATACAATCTAAGTTTGATGATGCATATCCAATTGAGGCATATGTAGATGATTTTGATGGATATGGAGATAATACAACAATACTTTCAAAGTTTGGTATTCAAGCAACGAATGAAATAACTTTGATTATTTCAAAGGAAAGATTTGAGACATATATTTCTCCTTTGATTAAGAATGAACAGAACATTAAATTATCAACCAGACCAAAAGAAGGAGATCTAATTTATTTTCCTCTTGGTGATCGTCTGTTTGAAATTAAATTTGTAGAGCACGAGAAACCATTTTATCAGTTACAGAAAAACTATGTTTACGAACTGAGATGTGAACTCTTCCGTCTTGGCGACGAAGTTATCGATACCGGTATTAATGATATTGATGATACTCTTACTGGTGGAGAATCTGATGGACTTACTGAAGATGGAATCTCTACTCTGATAGGAGCATCTCAAAGGCTTACTTTAGTTGGAACTGGAGTCACCGCTACTGCAGTAACAGGGATCGTTACCTCTGGTGGTCTAAGATTGATCACAGTAACTAATAGAGGTGGAGGATATACAGGAGTACCAAGAATTGGTATATCTTCTGCCCCAACTGGTGGAGTCACTGGCATAGCCTCTGCTCGAATGATTGGTGGAATTGTTGTATGTAATCAAAGTGCTAATCCAAAATCAAGATCTATTCAAGCAGTTGATATTGTAAATCCTGGTGCAGGATATACAGTAGCACCAGGTGTTAGATTTATCGGTGGTGGTGGAGCAGGTGCTGCAGCAACAACCAAGATTGGTGATGGTATTGTTGGAATTGTTACTCTTACAGATGCTGGTTCTGGATATACAACCTCACCAACAATTACTATTGATGTTCCTGGTGGAGCTGTAGCAACAGCAGCAACAACAGGAGTTGGTGGTACAATCTCTCTTACTATCACAAATGCGGGTATTTTCTATAGCACCGCACCAACAGTTTCTATTAGTGGACCAATAGGAGTAGGTACAACTGCAACGGCGGCGGCGACAATTGGAACTGCAGGAACTATTACTGCTTTGAATTTGACTAACGTTGGAAGTGGATATACAACGAACCCAACCGTTACCATCTCTAACCTCATTACCGAAAAAGACTCTACTAAGGTAGTTTCTGCTGCTGCAACAGCAGTTATAGGTTCTGGAGGAACTCTTACCTCCATTAGACTTATTAACGCTGGTTTAGGTTATAGCACTGCACCTACAATTAATATCTCCAATCCAAACATGAGTTCTTCTGGAGAATTTGTGTTCAATGAAATTGTCACAGGATCTGTTAGTGGAATAACTGGTAGAGTTAGAACTTGGAACTCTACTACAAATATTCTTGAAGTTGGTAATGTTAACGGAGAGTTTACTATTACAGAAAATATTGTTGGTTCAACATCAGGTGCATCACACGGATTGTTATCATCAAGTTTAGATCCTGTTGATGATGGATTTGCAGATAATATTAATATTGAAACAGAGGCAGACTCTATATTAGACTTCTCTGAGCAGAACCCATTCGGTATTCCCTAAATAATCCTTATTATACCGAATAATATCTTAGGGATTCAAAATGTTTGAATATTTTTATAACGAGATATTGAGACGAACCATTATTTCTTTTGGTACTCTCTTTAACTCAATTACTGTTAAGCAAACGAACTCTGATGATAGTGTTGTCAGTGCTTTCAGAGTCCCTTTAGCATATGGTCCCACACAGAAATTTTTAGCAAGACTTGAGCAATCTGCTGATCTTAATAAGTCAGTTGCAATGACATTACCAAGAATGTCATTTGAATTCACTGGATTAACATATGATCCATCAAGAAAAGTAAGCACAACTCAGCAGTATACTGTAAAAGATTCAGATGATGGATCGGAATCTAAAAAAGTATACATGCCAGTTCCATATAACATGCAATTTGAATTGAGCATTATGTGTAAATTGAATGATGATGCTCTACAAATTGTTGAACAAATTTTACCATATTTCCAACCAGCATATAGTTTGACTGTTCAACTTGTTGATTCAATTCAAGAGAAACGTGATATTCCAGTCATTTTGGAAAACATCACAATGCAAGATGATTATGAAGGAGATTACACCACAAGAAGAGTTCTTCTTTATACTCTAAGATTTACAGCAAAAACATATCTGTTTGGTCCAGTATCTTCGGCAACCAAAGATATTATCAAAAAATCTACTGTCAGTTATCTTACTGGAACAGATATTACAAATACCGTTAGAGAAGTCACATACTCTACCGTACCAAGAGCTATTAAAAATTATACTGGTGATACTACAACCACTCTTACTGAAGATATAACCAAGACTCTGAAAACGTTTGAAGTTGAGGATGTAAGTGGGTTGACTGCTAAGACTTATATAGATATTGAAGGTGAACAGATCTTCATCAAATCTATTACTGATAAAAAGATTACTGTTCTCAGAGGTCAAGATGGTTCTACCATCACTGAGCACCTCAGAGGAGCACCTGTACGTCTCATCACTACTGCAGATAATGCGTTGATTGAAGAGGGTGACGACTTCGGATTTAGTGGTACTATCGTATAACAATGGCAAATAAATTTGACACACTAAATGACGAGTTCAATGTCGCAGGAGACATTGTACAACCTGAAGTTGTTGATAGAAAAATTGAAAAAATAAAAGAGACTTCTGATGATATCAAAAAAGACTATGACTATACAAGAGGTAATCTTTATAGCATAATTGAAAAGGGTCAAGAAGCAATAAATGGTATTCTTGAATTAGCACAAGAAAGTGAAATGCCAAGAGCATATGAAGTTGCTGGTCAACTAATCAAAAATGTTGCGGATGCCACTGACAAGTTAATGGACCTTCAGAAAAAACTAAAGGACGTTGAAGAAGAGACACAGACCCGTGGACCATCAAATGTTACCAATGCATTATTTGTTGGATCAACTGCTGAATTGGCAAAATTATTGAAGGAAAAGGATAAAAAATGAGCGGAGACTTAGGACAATTTTTTTCACTCATAGGTAAAGCAAAGAAAGAGAAGGAAGATGAATTCCGATCTCTGGTGGGAGAAGTTGACATCAACTCGATGTTTTCTCAAGTCAAAGAATCAATAAACGAAGACAAACAAAAGCAAAAGAAAGAAGAGAAACAAATTAAAGCTCTTGAATCTTGGCTGTTTGAAGAGACCAAAGAAAAACCTATAGAAGAAAGACCAGTAATAATTGGTGTTGATGATACCAATTATAAAGAGTGGGTTGAAGATAATGAAGAAGTAGAGGTAACTTCAGAACTCGTCAAAGAGATAGAACAAGAAATTGTAGAAGAAGAAGTAGTAGAAGATACTGTTGATCATGCACTGAAGATTCTTGAGACGATTAAGTCAAAACAAGAAGTTAGAGAAAATCTTGGTGATCCAGAGATTATCAAGATTCGTAGAGAACTTGAGTATCTGAAGAATCTTGTCAATGCACAGGGTGGAGGTGGCGAAGTTCGCCTTGAGTTCCTTGATGATGTTGATAGGGATAGCGTAAAGGTAGATGGTAAGTTCTTAAAATATCAGGCATCAACTGGAAAGTTTATTGGTGCAGATGCTTCTGGTGGTGGAGGAGGAGACTCTGATTATGCATCATCAGCAGGTATTGCTACATTTGCTACTACTGCAGGCATTTCAACCAATGCTCAAGGATTAACTGGAACTCCTACTATTGCAGTAACAAACATTACTGGTGTTGCTGCTACCTTTACAGGTAACGTTTCTATTGCAGGAACCTTAACATATGAGGATGTTAATAATATAGATTCTGTAGGAATAGTAACTGCAAGAAGTGGAGTTTTCTTTGGTAGTCCAACAGTTTCTTCTATTCTTACAAACTCTGCTACTACTGCGACAGAATCGCAAACAAGTATAGATACTTTTAGTGCATCTACATATAGATCAGCAAAATATCAAATTCAAATCACAAGAGGAAGTGAGTATCAAGTAACTGAAATTAGTATTGTTCATGATGGTGGTGACTCTTATGGCACTGAATATGCAACACTAAAAACTGGAGAAACTTTATCCACATTCAGCACTGACATTTCTGGAGGAAATGTAAGGTTGCTGGCAACGCCATCTTCATCAACATCAACTATCTTTAAATTTACCAAAACAGTAATAGTGGTATAATGAAAACACTAAAACAATTTCTAAAAGAAACTCCAACAAATAGTATAGGAAACGGTGGATATACTTCTACTGGTGGACAAACTGTTGCAGGATTTGATAAGAAACTTTTTCCTTCTGATGAAGACGATTTAACTCAGGACTATCAAACACCTGGAGAGTCTGGAGAAGCAAAGTGGAGGTTCTCTGATGTATATCCAGTATTGAAGTTATCATTAAACAACAGTCAAGGTGATGGACCATCAGTTGATAGTATGGTTGATGCATCGAAAATGTTTGTTAACAGAATGGAAAATCCACAAGAAAGGGTAAGAAAAACTTTTTCAAATTTTAAAGAGAGTATAGTTGATAAATAATATGGAGTAGATACTCTCTTTAATTGAATGTCTAAGAATGGTCGCTGTCCCGAAGGACAATACTATTGCTACACTGATGAAAAGTGTAAACCTATTCCAAAGGGTTATAAAATGGTAGGTCGTGCTGGTTATCTTCGTAAAGAAAATGGACATTCAATAGATGATGAACCAAAGAATGGTAATGGAAACGGTGGGAATGGTAATGGAAACGGTGGAAATGGTAATGGTGGTAATGGTGGAGGAGTAAGTGAATCGAAAAGTGGTGATTCTTCTCTGCGTGACTGGTTTGGCAAGAGTAGGTCTTCTGATGGGAAGCCTGGTTGGGTTCAACTGGGCGGCAAATATGCGGGAAAACCCTGTGCCAAACAACCAGGACAAACCA